AAAAATCTCTTAGAAAGTTTTTATAGAACAAGAAAAGATAGAGGACCTGTCGCTTCATCATATTCATATGAATGTAAAGACTGTACTATAAAAAGAATTGTGGAAACAAAGAAACCTAAAATTAAAGAATGGGAATATCCAGATTGGTAGTTCGCGTCATGTTTCCCCTATCAAAAGTGCCTTTTTAATAAATATTTCTAAACTGAGATCACGGAGAATCAAAACATGGCGACTCCTCAATTATCTCCTGGCGTATTAGTCAGGGAGGTTGACCTAACCGTAGGAAGAGCTGATAATGTCTTAGATAATATTGGTGCAATTGCTGGACCTTTCCAGATTGGACCAGTTGAAGAACCAATTGATATTGCCACAGAACAAGAACTTATCAATACCTTTGGTAAGCCACTTTCAACTGATACTCAGTATGAGTATTGGATGAGTGCTGCGAATTACCTTTCTTATGGAGGAATTCTCAAGGTAGTAAGAGCAGATGATACTAACCTCAATAACTCGAATGCTGGTGTAAGTGTTGCTTCGACAACTGCACTAAAAATTAAAAACTATGATGACTATCAGCAGAATTATAAATCTGCTACTAACTTTACCTATGCTGCAAAGAACCCAGGTAAGTGGGCAGATGGACTAAAGGTTTGTGTCATCGATGATCTTGCAGACCAAGTAATCGGAATTACAACAGTTAATGTTGGAAATACAGGTGCAACAATTGGATTTGGTGTTACTGCTGCTTTAAATAATGCAGTAGTTCCTGGAACAGGATCAACAACTGGATTTACTGGTTTCCTTAAGGGAATTATTACCGGAGTAACAACTGATGCTACTGGTGGAAATAGCACCATCGATGTTAAAGTTGTTTCTCGCGTAGAGACAGTTGGTGGTGGATCCACAGAAACTGCAATCACCTATCAGGAAGGTTCTACAACAAGATCATTTGGAACAGCAGTTCCTCTTGACTTTGTTAATAGTGCTGGTATTAATAGCACAGGACTTCACGCAACTAGATATACTCCAGTAAGTCAAGTTGATTGGTATGATCAACAGACTTTGGGTCTGACAAATGCAGCAACTTTCTGGAAGTCTATTGCACCAAGACCAATATCTAACGTCTATACAACTGATAGAAGTGGTAAGAATGATGGATTACACGTTGTAGTTGTAGATGATAAAGGTTCCGTTACTGGAATCAAAGGAAACATTATTGAAAAGCATCTCAATCTTTCTAAAGCAGGAGATGCAATTTCAAACGTAAATGCTCCTCAAAGAATTTTCTACAAAGATTATCTTGCAGACTACTCTGCTAATGTTTATGCAGGTTACAATCCATCACAAGGACTTGATACTGTTAAACTGACAACTCCAAGAGCAACTGGATTCTCTGCAGGATTTACACCAGTAACTACTGGAGACGGTCTCTGGGGATTAGATGCACAAGGAGTTACTTATTCTGCACTGGGTAATGTAAACTACACCTTTGCTGGTGGTGTTGATTATTCCGCAACTGGTGGAATGAAGGCAGAACTTTCAAGTCTTATCACGGCATATGGATTCTTTGCAAACAAAGATGAAATTGAAGTTGATTATATGATCATGGGTCCTGGATGTGCTACCCAAGCAGAATCTCAGGCAAAAGCAAATTATGTAATCTCTCTTGCGAATGACAGAAAGGATTGTGTTGCAACTGTAGGACCACACAGAACCGACTTGGTTGGACTTACCAACACAAACACCCAAACAGATAATCTAATCAACTACTTTAGTTCACTCGCATCTTCCTCTTATGCGGTATTTGATAGTGGATACAAGTATCAATATGATAGATTTAACAACGAATTCCGTTATGTTCCAACGAACCCGGACGTTGCTGGTCTAATGCACCGCACAAACATGGTGGCATATCCTTGGTTCTCACCTGCTGGTCAACAGCGTGGTATTATCAATAATGCAGTCAAACTTGCATTCAATCCAAATAAAGCACAAAGAGATCGTCTCTATCCTGCGAGAATTAATTCCTTCATCACACAATCTGGTCTTGGAACACTTCTCTTTGGTGATAAAACTGCTCTTGGATATGCATCTGCATTCGATAGAATCAATGTTCGTCGCCTGTTCCTTACAATTGAGCAAGCACTACAGAGAGCAGCAGAAGCACAACTCTTTGAACTCAATGATGAGTTGACGAGAGCAAACTTTAGAAATATTGTTGAACCATACCTTCGCGATGTCCAGGCAAAGCGAGGTCTTTATGGATTCGCTGTTATCTGCGACACCACGAATAATACTCCTGACGTTATTGATAATAATGAGTTTAGAGCAGACATCTTCCTGAAGCCTGCCAAGTCAATCAACTATGTTACCCTCACATTTGTTGCCACTAGAACGGGCATCAGTTTTGAGGAAGTAACTGGTAGAGTTTGATAATATCATCTAAATAACAAAAGGAGGATCACAAAATGGCACATTCAATCGAAAAAATTAAATCAACTCTGAAGGGCGGCGGCGCACGCCCTAATCTATTCCAAGTAAACTTAACTAGTTTTCCTGGTGGAGCTGATTATGATTCAGATGAGTTTTCAGTACTCTGTAAGGCTGCTCAGTTGCCTGCATCCAACATCGCTTCAATCGATGTTCCCTTCAGAGGAAGAATCTTTAAGGTTGCTGGAGACCGTACATTTGATACCTGGACTGTAACAGTCATCAATGATAATGACTTTAAAATTCGCACTGCCATGGAAGCATGGATGCAATTTGTTGGTCAGTATGCTGATGGTTCTGGTGCAACTGATCCAGGTTCATATCAAGTTGATGCTGAAGTTCTTCAGTTTGCTAGATCAGCAACTGCACTTAGTGCAAAAGATGGTCAAGGACTGGAAAATGCAAAGCAGTATAAGTTCTACGGAATTTTCCCAACCAACATCAGCGCAATTGACCTTTCATATGATACTGGTGACACCATTGAAGAATTCACTGTAGAATTCCAAGTACAATATTGGGCACCATCTAATCTAAGTGGCGGGGAAAATACACCGGGAGCGTGATCTAATAAATAGATCAGAATAAAAGTTCCAATATAATAATGTCAAAACTGTTTGGGTTCTCAATAGAGGACAACGAACCACTCTCACCATCAGCAGTCAGTCCCGTTCCTCCAAATAATGAGGACGGGTCTGACCACTATGCGAGTAGTGGTTTTTTTGGTTCTTATGTTGATATTGAAGGTGTATTTAAAACTGAGTTTGATCTAATCAAACGATATCGTGAAATGTCCCTTCATCCAGAAGCAGACAGTGCAATTGAAGATATTGTAAATGAAGCAGTAGTATCTGATTCTAATGATAGTCCTGTAGAAATAGAACTTTCAAATCTTAATGCTAGTGATGGTATTAAATCTAAGATTAGAAAAGAGTTTAAATATATTTTAGATTTATTGGATTTTGATAAGAAAGCGCATGAGATTTATCGTAACTGGTATATTGATGGTAGGATTTATTATCATAAAATTATCGATATGAAAAACCCTGAAGAGGGTATTCAAGAATTAAGATATATTGACGCAATGAAAATGCGTTATATAAGACAACAAAAGAAAAAACCCAATGACGGTAGAAATAATAGATTAGTTAATACTAGGGATCCAAATCCTATGGATTATGATTTCCCAGAGATTGAAGAATATTTTATCTATAATCCTAAGTCTTCATATGGTGGAAACCCTATGCAGTCTAGTTCAAATCAAGGAATTAAAATTGCAAGAGATGCAATTACATATTGCACTTCTGGTCTTGTAGATAGAAATAAAGGAACAACTCTTTCATATCTCCACAAATCAATCAAATCACTCAATCAACTAAGAATGATTGAGGATAGTCTTGTAATCTATAGACTATCGAGAGCACCAGAGCGTAGAATTTTCTACATTGATGTCGGCAATCTTCCCAAGCAAAAGGCAGAACAATATCTGCGTGATGTTATGATGCGTTATCGTAACAAACTCGTGTATGATGCAAACACTGGAGAGATTCGTGATGACAAAAAGTACATGGCAATGCTTGAAGACTTCTGGCTTCCTAGGCGTGAGGGTGGAAGAGGAACCGAAATCTCCACTCTCCCTGGCGGACAAAACTTGGGTGAAATCACTGATATTGAATACTTTAAAAAGAAACTCTACCGTTCGCTTAACGTCCCACCATCACGAATGGATGGAGAAGGTGGGTTTAACTTGGGGAGATCTTCTGAGATCTTAAGAGATGAACTCAAGTTCACCAAGTTTGTTTCTCGTTTAAGAAAGAGATTCTCCAACATGTTTAATGACATGCTGAAGACCCAATTGATCCTAAAGAATGTAATTACTCCCGAAGATTGGGAGATTATGAGTGAGCATATTCAGTATGATTTCTTGTATGACAATCATTTCTCAGAACTGAAAGATGCAGAATTGATGAATGAGAGACTTGCTCTTGTTGCAACTGCAGAACCATATGTTGGTAAATACTATTCACAAGATTATATTAGACGTAAGATCTTGCGTCAAACTGATATAGAAATTGTAGAGCAGGATGCAATTATCAAAAAAGAAATTAAGGATGGAATTATTCCAGATCCTGCAACGATTGACCCTGCAACCGGATTGCCTTTTGAGACGGAAGCAAGCACAGACTTAGGAAAACCACAAATGGAACCTGACATTGACGGGTCTTCAACCGAAGCACCAGAAATGCCCAAAGGTGGAGAAATATAAATATATCTAGTTGTTTACTATACAATTAAATGGATGACCTTTTAGATATGATTATTGCGGATGAGTCACCATCTCAAATCAGTGATGCACTTAAAGACGTTCTTTATGCAAAGTCATCTGAGAGAGTTGATGCGTTCCGTCCTTTAGTAGCTAATTCAGTTTTCTCTGGTGAAGATCAGATTGAAGTTGAAACTGAAGTAGAAGTAGATGAAGAAGAGTGATTATAAATAACTATTATAAAAATGAACTATAAAGAATAATGGCGCATAATCCGGTCGGTATTAATTCAGCACTTCCCATAAATGGATCATCTTCTAGTAGAGGTCTTAATACAACGGCACATAAAACAGATGCTTTGAGAGTTGTTGCTGTTGGTGCTGGAGCACATGTTGCCATTGGTACTTTACCTACAGCAACAACACAAAATTATTATGTTGCGAGTGGTGAAGCAGAAGTTATTACTTTAGGTGCTTGTAGAAATCAAAAAGTAATTGGTATTACTACAGGAGCAACAACCACTATTGATTTTCCTGAGGGAACTGGATCCCCATTTCAGGTTGGTGATGCAGTATCTCTTACTGTAACTGGACAAACTGATTACAATTTTACTCATAAAATTGTTTCTTCAATTAATAATACTGCCGGTGTTGATGGATTTTATAGCACAAGAATTGTTGTAAATCATGATTCAAGTTCAGGAAATCCTGCTGCACTTACACCAACCAATTCTGCAGAATTGAGAGGTTCCTTTATGGTTGCAGCATTGGGAACTGGATCTGGAACACTTCATTACCAACAAGTACAATCAAGTAAGGGTGCAAACGGATGAAACTGATTAGAGAAGAAGTAGAGTCAGTAGAATTTATTGTCGAACAAAAGAACGGCAAGAAGTCAATGTATATTGAGGGAGTATTCCTTCAAGGAAACATCAAGAACCGTAATGGTCGTATGTATCCTATGGAGACACTTCGCCGTGAAGTTGGAAGATACAATGAAAACCATGTTCAATCAGGTAGAGCACTTGGTGAACTTGGACACCCTGATGGACCAACAGTTAATTTAGATCGTGTATCTCATAAGATTGTTTCTTTAAGAGAGAGTGGATCTAACTTTATTGGTAAAGCAAAAATCTTGAGCACCCCTATGGGTAAAATTGCATCTTCACTTATTGAAGAAGGTGTAAAACTCGGTGTTTCATCCCGTGGTATTGGTTCATTAAAGCAGACCCGTGAGGGTGTTAACATTGTCGGTGACGATTTTATGTTAGCAACTGCTGCTGATATCGTTGCTGATCCTTCTGCACCTGATGCTTTCGTTGAAGGCATTATGGAAGGTAAAGATTGGGTATGGGATGGAGGCATTCTTCGTGAGAAGTATGTAGAAAAAACCTACAAACAGATTAACACGTTAGTAGATCAGAAGCAACTTGACGAACAAAAGTTAAGCATCTTTAATGATTTCCTTTCGAATCTTTAATTTTATAAATAAATATAGTTTTAATACGGAAAAAACGGAGAGTTCACATGTCTCGTGGAAAACAATTACAAGAAATGGAAGTAAAGACACCCCAATCCAAGACAGCTGTAAATGCTGGAGCACAACCTGCAGAAGCTATGCCTAAGCTTACCACAGGTGGTACTCCCCCCACTTACGAAGATCTTGGTGGTCCTACCCCAGAGAATTACAAAGTCGATGATGATTCAGCAAAGCTGAAGACTCCCGGCGGAACTCTCAAGCAAGTAAAAGACGTTGTTAACAAAGGCGCAAAATCCGCAGATCCCATGAAAGGTATGAAGGAAGAAGAGGAAGTTTCGACTGAAGCAACTATTGAAGAAGAGGAAATCTCAACTGAAGATGTTGTTGCAGAAGAAGAAGCACCTGTCGCTGAGTATGATGTCGAAGAGGACGTAAATGCCCTCCTCGGTGGTGAAGAACTCTCCGAAGATTTCAAAGAAAAGGCAAAGACCATCTTTGAAGCAGCAATCAATGCAAAGGTTGCTGGTATTAAAGAAGAACTGGAAGCACAGTATCAAGAAAAACTTGCTGAGGAAATCGAAGCAGCAAAAGAATCACTCGCAGAAAGAGTTGATTCTTATCTTGAGTATGTTGCTGACGAGTGGTTCGAAGAGAATGCACTCGCAGTTGAAACCGGACTTAAGTCCGAAATGACCGAATCCTTCCTTGAAGGAATGAAGGGTCTATTTGAAGAACATTATGTAACAATCCCTGAAGATAAGTATGATGTGCTTGAGAGCATGGTAGAAAAATTAGATGATATGGAAACCAAACTCAATGAGCAAATTGAGAAAAATATCTCACTCAATGGTCGTCTCTCAGAGGCAACTGCTGATGGTATCTTGGATCAAGTCTCCGAAGGTCTAGCACAGACCCAGAAAGAGAAGCTCGCCTCACTTTCCGAAAGTGTAGAGTTTGAAAGTGAAGGTCAATATCGTGAAAAACTGGAAACACTTAAGGAGTCATATTTCTCCGATAAGAAATCCCCAGTAGCAAAAACCGAAACCTTATCCGAAGGTGTGGATGAAGCTGGATCTGAGTCTTACTCAAGTTCAATGGAAACCTATCTGAAGACCTTAGGTTCTTTCGGTAAGCAAAACTGAATTTAACATTAAATCAAACTAAACACTTAAAGGTAAAAAGCAAATGTTCCAATCTGAGCATCTGCAGGAAAAGTGGGCACCCCTTCTCAATGCTGAAGGATGCGATGAAATCAAAGATTCACATCGTCGTGCAGTAACCGCTGTCCTGTTAGAAAACCAAGAAAAATTCCTTAGAGAGTCTTCCTCCTTCAATGCAGGTGGAATGCTAAATGAGCAACCAAACGTAAACACTGACCCCTCTGGAACTGGCAATGCTGGTTTCTCTGGTTCGGGTGCATCACCTGTTGCAGGTTTCGACCCCGTTCTGATCTCCTTGATCAGACGTTCTATGCCTAACCTGGTCGCATATGACCTCGCAGGTGTACAACCAATGTCCGGACCTACTGGACTTATCTTCGCAATGCGTTCGAAGTACACCTCACAGGCAAACGCCAACGAGGCATTCTTCGACGAAGCAGATACCTCATTCTCTGGTCAGAACGCAGGTAGAACCCTTACCGGTGGTTTCTCCGATGCTAATGCTGGTTTGGGTACTACCCAGGCACAAGTAGGAAGCAACCCCGGAGCACTGAACCCCGTCGGTTCTGCATCTTCGACCGGATATGATGTCGGTCAGGGCATGACCACGGCTGAGTCCGAAGCACTGAATGGTGCTGGTGATGCTGCCTTCAACCAGATGGCATTCTCGATTGAGAAAGTCACTGTAACCGCCAAGTCAAGAGCTCTGAAAGCAGAGTACTCCTTGGAACTGGCACAAGACCTTAAGGCAATCCACGGTCTTAATGCTGAAGCAGAACTTGCCAACATTCTCTCCACTGAAATCCTTGCGGAAATCAACAGAGAAGTCATCAGAACGATCTACAAGATTGCAGAACCTGGTGCAGCAACTAACGTTGCAACTGCTGGTGAGTTTGACCTTGACATTGATTCCAATGGACGTTGGTCTGTTGAGAAGTTTAAAGGTCTTCTTTTCCAAATCGAGAGAGATGCGAACGCAATCGCACAAAGAACTCGTCGCGGAAAGGGCAACATCATCATGTGCTCTGCTGACGTAGCGTCTGCATTGACCATGGCTGGTGTGCTCGATTACACCCCTGCACTGAATGCAAATCTGAACGTTGATGACACCGGCAACACCTTTGCTGGAGTCTTGATGGGCAAATTCCGTGTATACATTGACCCATATTCTGCTAACGTTGCTGCAAACCAGTACTACGTTGTTGGATATAAGGGTTCTTCCCCTTATGACGCAGGACTCTTCTATTGTCCTTATGTTCCCCTCCAGATGGTTCGCGCCGTTGGAGAGAACACCTTCCAACCTAAAATCGGCTTTAAGACTCGTTATGGTCTTACTGCTAACCCCTTCGCAGAAGGAACCACCGTGGGCGCAGGTCGTCTCCGTGTCAACAGCAACCGCTACTATCGTCGCGTTACTGTTAAGAACCTCATGTGATCCGTATTCACAAGGTTTTACAAGACTCCCTTCGGGGGGTCTTTTTTTTGCTTCTAAATAATCATGTAGAGATATACAAAAAAATGCCCTTTCATATCAAAACAAATAGTGTTATGAATCCCACGATTGGTGACGTATATTATAAAGGTGATAATACCTGGTCAGAAACTTATGCTGATAGAAAAGTCTATACAAATAAGTCTGATGCTGATGCTGTCAAAGCAACTACTGTTACTAAAAATGG